TGAAATATTCCACCAAATCGTCTGCTGTCAGCGGAGAATCGCAATCCAGGAACCACTCGTCAAAACCACCTGCGTAGTAATATGTGTCGGCGTGCATACCGATAACAAGGTCAGCAACACAGGAACGGTTCAGTTCTCCTGTAAAGGTCAGCGTTTCAGACTTCCATATGTCTCCCGTGGAACGGTCACCAACCACATAGGTGAACTTCTTATTATTCGGTTCAATCACTCCGGCAACGAAATACCACACACCATTCTTCAATGAAAAAGTCGGTGTCACGGTCTTATCCAGAATAAGGCTGCCCGAAGAGTTATAAAGCATAATTCTCGGCTTGCCGGAATACAGGGACAGATAGAAAATCGGCTGCCCCGGACCGTAACGGGTATTAAATATCGGACAGAAGGTATTACCGACAGAATAAGTGGTAGGACACATCCAACCACCCACAATGATACGCTCACCGAGGTTAGCAAAGATGCTGCCGTCATTGGTCACCTGCAGGTGAGTCTTTTCAAATGTCGGATTATTGATATTAAAACGAATCTGTCTGCCTTTCGGACTTTTACTTAAGTTTGCCGTTGTACCACTCCAATTGACGATGGTAAAGTTTCTGCCATTACCGGAGGAATCGGCAAGTGTTGTATTTTCATCCGGTGCAGACTCGTTAAAACGCCACAGACCGGAGGCAGCATACTCCGCAGGAAATTCTCCTGTAAAATCTGTCTGCTTATTCAGTATCATTTTCAGAGCCATGCCGTCACCTCCATCTGCTCTTGGCTTGTATCTGTAATTCCGTCAGCGTAGCATTGCTTACCTCCACGGTGACGGTGTTATCTCCGACAGCAAGGGTCGGAAAGTTCAGTTCCTGCAAATACGGCAGACCGTTGCGGAGTGTTTCTCCGTTTTCATCCACCACATAGGCGGTCATTTTATCCGTATCCACAACCAGGGTTTCTCCCTCTGACAGCGTTGCGTTTACAATTTTCAGTTCCGCGCCATTTGTGGTAATACTGATATAATTGCTTGCCCCGGCGGTCACCACACCGCTGATACGATAAATTGGCAACGACTCAATATTACCGATTGCACGGGTCACGGTGTGAGAGCCTTCCTCCGTGATGGAGAAAGTTTCATCGGTGATGGCATAACCGAAAGGATCTGGGCAGAAGAACTTCAAATCAAAAGAACCTGCCGAGCGGATGAGCCTTTCACAGTCCACCGCATCGTTCAGTCTTGCCATAAAGTATCTGTCTGGCACATCATCAAAAATAAGTTGGCGTAACCCCTGCACAGGGTCAAGCCATGCTGCGATATCGTCCAAGGCAGATACCAATGCCGTAAAGTTGTGTTTCGGGTAAATGTTGCAGTGGACATTGATTTCACGGTAATCGAAATCAGCACCGAAATCTGCAACACCGTATTTACCCGGCACAGTGGTGGTAAAATTACGCATCTTACCACACACTTGCCAGGAAGTCAGGCGGGCTTTGATGCCCATGCCGCCCGACGTAATGTCATTAAAAATAAAACCCATAGGTCAAACCCCTCCTTTATGCCGTAGTGAAGTGTCCCTGTGCACGGGAGCCACTCTGAATCAAGTTGTAGAGTTCCTGGGAAATCTTACGGATATCCTCTTCGCTTCGGACAATCATCTGCTGAATGGTGATAAGTGCACCTGTGCCGAATCCTGCACCGGATACCGTATCATTACGGTTGACCGTACCATTCACACTAAAGTCCGTAGGAAGTGCCGTAGTCATATCATCAGCAAGGCTGTGCATCACATCGTTGATGTCCTTGCTCATACCTTCAGCGGCAGCAACCGCATCTTTACCATTGGTATTGATGGAGCCTGCCAGACCTTCCACAAGCATTTCACCAATCCACGCCATCTCATCTGAAGGCGAGTGAATACCGAAAAAGTCGCAGATGCCGTCCCAGATGGAAGAAATCCAACCGGACACCTTATCCCAAAGCCATCCGGCAAGGGACTGGATACCCTGCCACAGACCCTTTACAAGGTTTGCACCGACATTGGCAAGCTGAGATACACCCTTACCAAAGGCAGAAACCAAACCGGACAGAATTTGCGGTACGGCTTTTACGATTTCCACGATGATAGTAGGCAGGTTCTTAATCAAAGAAGTAAGAAGCGTAACACCTGCCTGTACGATTTGCGGAATACTGTTTATAAGAGCATTTACCACAGAACCGATAATCTCCGGAATTGCCGCCACAATGGTTGTGATGATTTCCGGTAATGCCTGGATAAGGGCAACAAGCAAATCGATACCCGCTTGGATAATCTGCGGAATCGAGCCAAGCACGGCTGTGATGATGCCTTCAATAATCTGCGGGATTGCCTCTACGATTGCCACGATGATTTCCGGCAATGCAGATACAAGCGAAGTCAAAAGCTGAATGCCTGCATCTATGATTTGAGGAATCGCATCAATCACAAATTCCACGATTGCCAAGATAATGGCCGGCAGTGCCTCAATCAGCACGGGAATTGCCGTAAGCAAACCATCTGCAAGACCCTGGATAAGCTGCAATGCTGCATCCAGTATCATCGGCAAACTGTCAATAAGACTCTGAACAATGGTAATAACCGCTTGCACCGCCGTTGGAATCAGCGTAGGCAGAGCCTCTCCGATGCCCTGTACCAAAGACATCACTATCTGAATGGCGGCATCGATGAGCAGCGGCAGATTTTCTATCAGCGTGTTCACGATGGTCATTAACGCTTCAATCACCACGGGGATAAGTTCCGGCAGCATGGTCAGTATGGTGTTCAGCACCTGGGAGAACAGGTCAACCACCGTGTCCAACAGCGTAGGAAGAAGTTCTCCCACGGTCGAGAGCAGTGCATTCAGAGCCGTTGGCAGTGCCGAGATAATGTTTTCAATTACCGGAGTGATGTTTGTCATCACATCCTGGAAGGCATCCACCACATTGTTGCATAGCATCTCAATGTCGGCATCCGCATCACCGAAACCTACAATAAGGTTATCGATGGCAGCCTTCATGGCGTTCATAGAACCCTCAATGGTATGCTCGGCTTCTGCTGCCGTTGCTCCTGCCACTCCCATGCTTTCCTGAATGACGTGGATAGCCTCCACCACATCCGCATAGGAACTGATGTCATATTCAATGCCGGAAATAGCCTGTGCATCGGCAAGCAGACGCTCCATTTCGGTCTTTGTGCCGCCGTAACCAAGTTTCAAGTTGTCCAGCATCGTATAGTTCTGCTTGGCAAATCCCTGGTATGCGTTCTGGATGAGTCCAATATCCGTACCCATCTTATTGGCGTTATCCGCCATGTCGGTAATGGCCATATCCGCATATTTCACTGCCGCCTCGGTATCACCACCGAGAGAAGAAATAAGGGATGCAGAAAAAGAAGTGACCGTGGACATATAGTCATTTGCCGACATACCCGCCGTCTTATAGGCGTTATTGGCGTACTCCTGCAATGATGCAGAGGAATCCTTGAACAGCGTGTCGATACCACCAACCAACTGCTCATACTCGCCGTATGCTTCCACCACGGCTTTACCAAGGGAAACTGCGGCGGCAGCGGCAGCCGTGACCACCGCTCCCATTGCCACACCGACCGTTTTCAGCGTAGAACCGAGTTTAGAGAACTTACCCTCGGAGTCATCGGCAGCATCCCCGGCATCATCGATTTCTTCTTCCAGATCATCCGCAGCGTCGGCGGCATCGTCCATTTCACGCTCCGCCTCATCAAGAGCCGTATTGTTACGGTCGAGTTCACGCTCCATATTATTGAGCGCCGCCGTAGCATTATTAAGCTGAATCTGCCACTGCTGTGTCCTGCGGTCATTTTCTCCGAAGGACTCGGAGGCATTGGTAAGAGCCTGTCGGAGCGTTTCGATTTTCTGTTTTTGTGCCTCGATTTCCTTATTCAGCACCTGGTTTCTTGCCGTGAGTGCTTCTACGGAACTGTCGTTTTTGTCGAACTGCGACTGTACGACCTTCATTTCCGAGCCGAGAACCTTGAAGGACTGATTGATTTCGGACAGTGCCTTCTTGAATTCTTTTTCGCCCTCAAGACCGATTTTTAAGCCAAAATCATCTGCCATTCAAACCACCTCCTTAGATTCCGTCCGGAATGATATCGTCAATAAAATATTCTCGTTTCGGTTTTGCTGCACCCGTGTACTGCTTGTGGCACTCCCACAGGTCTAACAGCAAGCCAAACGGCATCAGCCACACCTCATCCATTGACAGATGAAGCTGACTGATGCCGTAATATAAAAGTCGAGTAAATAACTCCTCGTCACTTACTCGACCACCGCGTTTTTTGAGTTGTCCTCACTTTGGATATTACGCTTGGTGCCCTTATACAGAGCCTCGGTAATGGCAGCCTTGTAATCTGCCAGATCCAAAGGTGTGGTCAGAAGTTCCACCATCTCCTCTGTAAGGACATCCTTCTTGTTTTCCTTGTTCTTCAGATTGTGGACAAGGATGGACTGATTGGCAAGCAGGGTAATCAGCCACACGATTTCGCCGATAGCCATCTCGAAGTTTTCGGACTTCATCAGCTTATCGCCAAGGTTCTCCAAACCGCCGTAGCGTCCTGCGATTTCCTTTGTTGCCTTGGTAGTGAGGAGCAGCGTATACTCGTCACCGCCGATATTGATAATTGCAGAGCGTTCTTTATCCATGTGTCATATCCTCCTTATTCAGCCGCCTCTGTAGCATAGGAAGGTTCATATACTTCCGTATACCAGTTTGTGATGATTTCCGAAGTCACTGCAGCATCACCCTCCGTAACCTCTGCCTTCCAGGGATGCTTGCCCTTGCCGTCCACCTTGTTACGGCGCAGAATCGTACCCTCGATGGTAGGCGTAGAGAATGTAATGCTGTCACCCTTGGTAGCAAGGTTGGTGGCAGGAATGCCAAACTTCACGCGGTAGAGCCAGTAATACTTGTATTTGCCGTTGGATTTCTTTGCACGGAAACCGACAGCCACAGGCTCTCCGCCGTCCTCACTTGCAGACACCACAACACCGTTTGCATCGATAGTCGCACCAGTAAGGTCGGATGCCACAGAAGCACCGATATCATCCACGCCCAGTGAAAGGGTGCCGTTCTTAAATTCCTTCACGATTTCCGATGCGCCGTCATCGGCATAAAGGGTTGCCTCGGCAAGTTCTACCGAGAGATCGGCGTTCATAGCCTTTGCCAGTTGCACCGGAGTGCCGTAGGTTTCATCCCCGGCATCATCTTCGGTGATTTTGGCATAAAAAAGTTTATCAAGACCGATAGTAGCCATTGTTTATTCCTCCATTTCATAGTGTTT